TAAGAGTGGCCTAACTAACATCCTCAGACTGCGGAGCTTCAACCGCGTCTGATGTGTCAGGCACATCTTCTACCACGGGAGGAGTGGCCTTAGCTTCTAATTCTGCAAGTCTAGCTTGCATACTTGCACGTTCATCGGCCATAGCCGCTTCACGTTGTCTTTCATTAAATTTGACAATTTGCATCATACGGTCAAATTCGCTTGTATTGTTCAGCCTAGGCTCAATCACTGTATAGGTTTCCAACCCATTATTAGCCAAACTCTGATCCAAATCAGGCATATTCACAAAAGTCTTAGAACCCTTTTGCGCCCTAATTTGAACCCAACAATCTTGATCAATTGTAAATTCAACTTGCATTTTTTCTGGACTAGACGCCATCAAAACAGCATCAAGTAAAGCCTCGTTGTCACTCACCCAAACTTCAACAGTTGAATTGCTCAAAACACCAAATCTTACATGCCTTGGCTTGTTTGTCCCAAAATGCATAACGTCTTTCAGATCGTATGCTTTCCAACCCGAGACAGGGCCGTTTTTAAACGTTTTCATTGTTTTTTTCCTTTCTTTCTCAATTTCTATTTTGAGATACGCGCAGTATCAATTTGCGCCGTAATGTCTGCATAATCGTCAGTCGCCTCCTGCAACGCTTGACCTTTAACAGTGTAGCCAGATATTTCCATTCCGCCCAAAGCGGTAATTTCAAAACTATCTGCCACAGTGTCCGCGAAAACTTTTTTGTGCAAAGTACCACTTAACAAAAAGTCCGCGTTAAGCGCCGGATCTGCAACTTCCGTTGTCCAAATCTTTTGACGATCTTCGTCAAAAGCATCATTAACTGGCCGTATATATTTGCCACCTACGTTGACCAAATTACGATCCCACTCATGGTTCAAATAGCTATAACCGAACGTCCCATCGGGTGTTGAATGCAAAACATCAACGTGGCTGTTTTTGACCACACTTACTTTCTCAGGATCCAATTCGTCACGTAATGTGGAAGGCAAATGATCCGTGTCAGTTGCGTAAAGGAAATAATCCTTTTTACGCTCATAAAGCTGTTCAGGAACTATTTCGGCAGTAATCATAATAATCCCGCCAGTATTCGTTTGAGGACAACGAATATTCATGCGTCCCTGCGCAACCCCAGTTGTAACACTCTCGTCTAAATTAGCGGCGTCACTTGCAAACCTTTGACTATACCCAAACTGGGTCTCAGACTTCGCCAACAAAATTGGTTGTTTTTGATATTCCTCAGGAACTGCAACACCATCCATAAGCAAATCAAGTATATGATCGTCATCAATACCATCATAATTTGAACGAATACGCGCAAATGCCGCAGTCTTTTTTACCATTTCAATATTAGCTAATGAAAGAGTTGCTCCTCCTGCAGCCATTTCCATACTAATATCTGAAAACACAAACTTGTTGTTACTAACGGTAGGTGTTACAGAACCAATAGGTAAACGTCCAACATAGCCAGATTCGTCATAACCTGTTGAAGAACCTGAATCAACAGTTGTATTCCAAGCATTTACCGCTCCAACGCCCATCATTGGCGCCGTCAAACCACCAAAACTTAAACCTGTTATTGGCACTTCGCCATCTATTTTAGCTTGATCAAAATCAGCAACAATATGACTCATACTGTTATTGCGCCAAAAAGCCTCAGCTAATGTAGCGTCATGTTTTGTTCTTTGCGGTAAACTTTTTGAGCGTGCTTTACGACGATAGTTCACAATACCGTTGTAAGCCTCCAATGGGCTTGCATTAATTGCGCCCCCAGAGGACGCGTGCACACCTAAAGTAGACCAAAAAGCGTCACTTGCCGAATAATTCACCGTTTCAAAAAATGGTGTAACACTTCCTGAAGTTTCAGCAACTTTTTGATAACTCCGATTAAAATTATCCATACCGTCAAATCGTTCAGCCGCAAGAAACGGCCAAAAATGAGCATAAAAACACACAGATATTCCAGAGGCAAGCCTTTCCGCTGTTTCCATCATTTCCACGTTAACCACATATTGACCGCGTGTAACTTGGTCCATCCGCAACAATGGAGTAAAACTAATCGGAATGATTTTACCAGCGTCACCGCTTGTTAAAACCCGCTTTTTATCCATTCGTTTGCTTTTTTTGTGTACCAATGGACTTACTGGTATTTGTTCAGACATTCTCATTTTTTTGTTCTCCTACGTTTGAACAGTTTTTTGATTTTCTTACGTATTTGTTGACACTTTTGACATTTTACTGAATTGGCCATTTGCCTGCTTTTTTCAATCCATCCATATATCTGTCAAAAAGTGCTCCAGCTGGCATTTTGCCTGTCAAATCTGGTTCAACTAAAGGTGGCTTATAATAAGGATACATCACAGAATTCGGACCACGCTTAAATATACCGCCATCCCAATAAGCATCAGATGTTTCAATCAATTTACGATATTTAGCGTCGCGCTTTTTATCAAAAGCGCCCAATTCAACTAAAGGAACTTTTAAAGCTTCAGATATATCATCTTCAAACCACAAATTTGTAATTGTTCCATCTTTTGAAACATAAGGAACATAAGGAGATTTTACTTTATCAGCAACAAAATCACCTTTATCATTAATAGCAAATTCAATTGTAGGCGGTGCTGCATCTTGTTCTACATAATTTGATTTAACTTTCTCAGGTTCGTTCATTGAAACGCCCCTACCGGCATTACGTGCACCAGCAGTCATTGCCCTCGTATAATCTAAATCAGCATACTGCTGAGCTATTTTAAGAGCCTGAGCAACCTTTTGCTCTTCTGTAGGTCTGTTAAAATAACTTTGGGCCGCTGCGCCAGCTGCTATGGCCAAATAACTTGGCCCCTTGCTTAACTGCGGTGCGTAACTCGGCACATTAGTTTTCCGAGTAGCATATGCATTAATCCCGCCACTCCTTAATACTGTCAAAGGATTAAAACCAGCCTCTTCGGCCTTTTGACGCATAACTTCTAAATTAGCGTCATTTGTTTCTGTTTGCTCTGCATAACGCAAAACAGCCGGCTGAGGTTTAGGTTGAAGAGCGCGCCCTATAAGCGCAGTTCCAACCATTTTTCCGACACTAGAACCAAAAATTGTTTTTCCTAAAGCTAACGCACCAGTAAAAAATCCCATTTTATTCTTTCTCCCTGTCTATTTTTGACAATACCAAATCAACCAACAATAGACCTAAAGCTACTGCATATGTTTCAATTTGACTGATTTGCTCTGTTGTCATAGAAGTAGCGACTAACGCCCCACTTGCAATTGACCCCAACCGACGTATCAACGGTTTGGCAACTTCAAGTAATATCACTTTAAGCATTAATACCCCCTAAAGGGCGTTTTAACATACTACTTATTATGCGAATAGTTACCAATGAAACTAACTCCAAACTCGATCCAACTTAACGTGTTTTACACCATGGGACATAGTTCCGTGTCAACACTTTTTTACCCTGTCCAATTGATTTTTTTTGATTATTTGCTTTTGGGCGCTGTTTACAACTTGTGCGCGTCCTTTTTATGGCCGACTTCCTATCGTCAGGCACATAGTTCTTTTCAACAGCACGCCCTTGAATTTCAACTCGCTGGGGTACTTGACCCAGCTGATTACGTTGTGCAAATAAATTAACTCTTTCAACAGGTTTAAGTGCGTTGTTCTTTCTTATTGGAGTTGCGCGCGCAGAAATTCGCCGTACTTTTGCCGGCGCTTTATAACTGCGTTTTTTAATATTACTCTTCTTTGCTCTGGACTTTCTACGCGCCATTTGTCATCCCCTTTATAAATTTCCAATTTTTCGCCCATCTTCCAGATGGTTATAGGTATTCCTTGATATTCTGCATAAATCCAATCGCTTTTCATAAACTCAGTATCATCTTCAACATCCAACCATGGCTGTATGTATCGTACTGGTTTATAATTTATACGCTTAATAATTTCCTCATCAGAAAATTCTCGCTCTGTCACTTTGTCTAAATATTCATCATTCAAATCGCTAATAGGCTCTTTGCCATATTTTAACATCCAACGTTCATTAAATTCACTCATAAAATAATTACGGCTCTCGCCTGTCATTAAAAACGAACGTATTCTATTTTTACTGTCTTTTATATCATTAAATTTGTATTTGTAGCTACGTGGCGGTAAACCGTGGTCCACATGCGTTTGTGCTAAATCCCGCAAGTACTCATAACCTAATAAAGGCTTTTTAGACATTGCGAGATGACTAGATACAGATCGCTGATCCTGATCTTTTATCGCATATTTTAACGCATAGGCTAGACCTTGCCAGTCGGGCCGCTGGAAATAACAAAACCCAATAGGTTTACGATCAAACCTTGGACCTTTTTGCCAATATTTCCACTCGAGACGTTTATCCACAATAGATGGAATAACTGCCTTTTTATTTTTTACGCCTTTAAAAAAAAGGACACAGTGCCAATGTGCCCTGCCCTTTTTTGAGCCGTATTCGCCAGCGACAATATATCGAACATCGAAATCTTTTCGCAAGCGTTTCAACATCAACTGAACGTCGTCATAAACGAGCGTTGTTGAGTTATGTGTATCCCCTCCCCCGTAAGTAAGGGTCACACTTAATGTACTTTTTGAGTACATTTTTTCTGCAATGCAACGCCCGACTAAAGAATTTATTCGGTCTTTTTTGCATTGCCAGCAGTAGCGACACTCTACTTCAGAGCCATTTATTTGAACTGGTGATAAACACATTTCAGTCATTCTCCGAAGTAGTAGTGTCACTAACTGTATAATCCTTAACGAGAGGGGGGATATCCGAAGTTATCCACCCCCCTCCTCAATAAATTGAGTTTCGGCGGGGCGTGGATAACTTCACGCTCCGTTCCTACGCTCTTTCATGATGTCTTCCAAAAACCAAAATTTTTGGTTTGTTTCTTCC